CAGCGATCGCGGCATTCAGCACAACCTTGAAAACCAGCTTGAGAACCCCCCAGCCAACGTCGGTTTGTTCCAGCAGGGTGGTCGGACCTGCGGTGGACGTGTTGACGGTGAATCTACTGGTGGATGTGCCAGCAAGGATCGAGTAAGTCGTGCCAGCAGCGGTGTTGTGGTTGATGCCAATCCGCGCCCTGCCGGAGCTTCCGAACTTCAGGTAGGAGGTAACGATCAAGGTGTCACCTGCAGCGAAGGCAGCAGCACCAGACGAAGTCGTAACACGATGCCAGCTGATGCCATTGCTCGCGTAGCGCACCGGATAGAAGGTCACGCCCTCAACCACTTCGGGCGGTAGATTGGTGCCTACGCCATTCCCCTCGTAATTCCAGCGCGCGCCGCCATTCACGCCACCGGGGTTGTTACTCCACCTCACCCGGTTCTGTCCGGGGAAATTGGCCGCGTCCAGATACTTCACCAGCGTCTGCCGGCGGATCACCTTGGCCCCGACCATGTCGCCGTAGCGCAGGCACATGGCCGCGATCCGGCCGTCGATGTTGCCCACCTTCAACCGAGGGTTCGGCGGCTGGTCGCTGGTGCGCTCGAAGCCGGTCGCCTCAATCGGCCAGGCGCCGTATTCCTGCCCCTGCCACCAGATCACGCCCGATTGCAGGTGCGCGTGGAAGAACAGCTGGTCGGCGCCGAAGCTGCTGGCGTCAAGCTCGTAGACCGTGACGCGGCCGCCCGGTTCCAGCTGTTGGGCATCGGCGGTGATCATTCCAGCACCGCCGATTCACCGGCGCCCAGCGGCAGCGATACCTCACCAGGCCAGTTGAAGGCCTCCGGTTGCGGCAGCAGTGCCCGGACCTGCTCCCAAGTCTCAATGCCCGCAGGTGGTGCCAGCACCAGTTGCTCCAGAACTTGGCTGACCGAGTCGCGCCAGGCAACCATTGCGCGCGCCTCATCGCGATAGCGGGTGATCCCGCTGTTGAAGTAGCTGCAGCAGGTTTCGATGCTGTCGTAGCGGCGCTCAACTACCCAGCTGGTCATCCATGCCCAAGCGCTGGCGCGGATAGCTGCAAAATGCTCCGGACTGTAGAGCTTGTAGGGCAGTGGCTCAGGATCCGGGATGTTGCCTGCGTCCAGCCATTCCCTGTACTGCCGGGCTTGCCAGGTGTCAGCGTCCACCGGAATCGTTGCGCCGGTGTCCAGGCATTTCACCGCACCAGTGTCCTTCGTCAGCTCGTACATGATCAGATCTCCGAATCCGCGGTCCAATGCCACCAGCCGCCCCACTGGCCATTCGTGTTGCTCCAAGCGGCGTTGAACCCGGTTTCACCGATAGCTTCAGGTGAGGCCGCGACGTTCGTGCCATCTGCCTGGGAAATGACCCCCGTGGTTCCCGAGGGAGCACCACGAAGCACAACCGCTGGAGGCGCGCGCATCACGCATTTGAAAGTCACGTAGGCTCGATTCAGTGAATTCGTAAGGTTTGCGGAGCCCCAGGCCACTCGTCCTTCGTTCGTTACCGTCCCTGGCGTTGTGGCAAGGTTGTAGCTCTTCTGGTAGTACCGCTGGCAGAGAGCCACCTCCAGCGCCTGCGGGCGCACCACGAACGGACTGGCCGCGCTGCCACGTTCGAGCTTGGGCCGGGCGTAGGTCACACCCGATGCAGTGAGCTGAACCGTCAAGTTGCCGCTACCAGACGGCGTGAGCGTCACGCCTCGACGCCCACTTCCGGCGGTGATCGTCCCTGTTGCCCCGCCAACACTCACGCTGATGCTGCCGCTCGGATTCTCGACGCTGATCGTCAACGGCTGCCCCCAGGCAAGCTGCGGCGCCTCTACGATCTGCTGAAGTGGGCCGCTGGTATGGGTGAAAACACCCGTGGTCGCATTGATGGTGACGTTGCAGCCACCTGTGCCAGCCTTCCAACGGTCGTAGCCATACGCTCCGGCCGCCAGCGCGCCGCCAGCGAAACCGCGCTGGTTGATCGGAACGCCGCAGTTGATCAGCATGTTGTCGCCGCCGACAGCGGCAAGGCCTGAAACCGAACCGTACAACTCCTCGAAGTTGCCGTTGATCTTCTGCGACATCAGTCGCGCAGGGTCGCCCTTCTTCCCGTTCGGCTGGACGGTGTCGATATCGATAATTTGGCGTGCCATGGCCTCTCCTACGGCTGGAACGTTTGTTCGAAGGTGCAACTGATGCGGATGTATCCTTCGCGCTCATCAGTTGCTGACAGCTTGGTGCAGCGAAATCGCGCCATCGGCTCGTTCGGTGGAGTCCAGAAGAAGCTCTCTCCCCGGGTTTTGCGTAGGCGAAGAAACGCTCGCACCCCAGCCATGTCATCCGCTTGCAAATGGCCCCACAGCTCGATGGTCCAGGTCTGCCGCTCGCTGTTGATCCCGTCAGGGGCAACCTGCTCATAGCCGTCGCCGAAGCGCGCGGTTTTCTCCGCGTAGGCGTATTCCACCTGCGGCTCTTGGCTGTAGACCAGCCAACCGAATGTTTCGGTCATAGTCGATGACCCTTGAAATGAAGGCGTAGACCGCGCAACGCATCTAGCAGCCGCTTTGCTACCATCGGGCTTCCTCCGGTTGCTGAGCGAGCGGTCTGAAATGAAACTGAAACTTGAGTCGTTCTCCGCCCAAGAGCCTGTCGGCGAAGACGGTCAATCTGTGGGCGCTGTGTTGCGCGTTGTGTTTCGCGATGGCCTGCCCGGAACGCTGGGTGTCTCTGGCACCATCGGCATTTCGTTCGAGCACCCCAACCCGGCCGGCCTGACATTCGCCGAGGTCGAGCGCCTGGCGATCGATCGAGTACTCGACGCGATGTGACCACGGAAGGGCTCGCTGCTTGCGAGCCCTTTCTGTATCCGCGTCAGTCCGTGGCTACCTGCCGTTCTTCAATGCCCACAGAACGCCATTGGGCTTCATCTGCTGGATAGCCCACTGCCCCGCCATTGCGTTGAAGCTCCGTTGGATTGCGCTCTCTGAGCTACGGCTGGCGGCGCCATCACCGGCCCCATCGCCGCCGTTCTGCACGTTGATCGTGCTGTCGATGCTGATTGATGGCCCGCCGGCGAGCGCACGAGCCGGCGATCCGGCACCAACAATGCCGCCGTCAACATAGCCACGAAGGCCGCGACGCATCGCCTCGACAACGCCCAAGCCACCAGCCCGGGCAATGTCCGTTTGCGACCAAACCACCTCGCCCTTGTGCACAACACCGGCGGGCTCGTACTTTCCACCGTCGCCGGTATAGCCCCCGGCGGAGAAACCCCACGAGCCGGAGAAAAGAGAGCCCAGGGTGCCGGTGTATCCACTGCCTCCGCCAAAGCTGTTAGCGATGCCCATTGCCGCTTGCCGAAATGCGATCCGGGCCAGGTCGGCCAAGATCGAGCGGGTCATATCGGAGAAGCTGATCTTGCCGGTCTCAGTGAACTTCACCCAGACGTCCTCGAGGCCGCCGAACACGTTGGAAACCAGCCCCCCCATCTGCTGCGCCGCGTTGCCGGCCTGCTGCTTATAGTTTTCCCAGGCACTCGCTGCTCCCAACAGCCAATTGCCTTCGGCCTGCTGCAGCTCCCGATAGCCATCGCGCACGGCCTGCACTCGGTCCAGCGTCTTGGCCAGCAGAATAGCTTTCTCCTCCTCGAAGGTGGAGTCGTCGATCTGGTCTGCATTTCGCTGAAGCGTCAACTGCCGCAGCTTCTCCGCCTGGTCGTCGTAGGCATCGTTGATGCGCTGCTGGATCTCGAACTCACGATCACCCATGCCAACCTGGGCAACTCGCGTCTCCAGGTGACGCCGCAAGGCGTCGTTACTGGCCTCCAGCGCGTCCGAGTACGCGGCGATCGCGTTCCTGCGGGTCTTGTCCGCGCGCTCTTCCTCGGTCGCCAGCACCTGCAGCTTCGCGGCCCCGTCGGTGCGCACCTTGACCAGCCGCGCCTCCAATTCGCCCAACTGGCGCTTGACCGTGATTCCTTCCTTGCCCGCGACGTTCTGCCGCTGAAGGAAGTCGATCTGTGCCTGCAGCGATCGCGCATCCGCGTCCGTGCTGGCCTGCGTCAGTTCCTTCATGCGGCTGTAGTAGGCCTCAGCCGTGATCTGACGGGCTGCGTACTCCGCGCGCAGGGTCTGGGTACTCGCCGATATGGTCGCCTGTTCCTGCACCAGGTCGTCCTTGTAGCCTTGGAGGCCTGCGCCTCGGGCAGCAGACCCAGTGCTGGCTTTGGTCTTCTCCTTGTACTTCTTCTCGATCGCTTCGACCGCGGCTGCACGGCGTTCTTCAATCTTCTCGACTTCGGTCGTAAGGCCAGCCGCCTCGGCCTTTTTCCGAGCAATCTCAGCTTCGCCATTGATCCGACCAATCTCAGCACGCTTCTTACTGATCTTGGATTCCTGCTTATCGATGATGCCGTCCATCTCGGCGACGAAGTCCAGAGACGCTGCCTGTGCGGCCTTCAACTCGGCGTCCTTTCGCTCCTTCGAAAGGTCCGCTGCAATTTCTTTGATCTGCTTGGCGCGGGTCTCGATGCGCTGCTGGTACTCATACACCCATGCGGCACTCATGCCATCCGCGACACCCTTGTTCATCGTCGCAACGTCTCGCTGGTTTGCCAGCAACAGCTGCTGCATTTGCATCGCCTGTGGGCCAGCACCGGTACTCGCCTGCATGGCCCCCCATGCTTTCGTCGCTTCACTCCAGATGGCTTTCCATCCCTGAATCACTGGGTTCTGGCTTGCCCTAACCCGTGCGAGCGCCATCTCCGTTTCACCTGCTGAGGCCCGCGTAATGACCGTTGCCGCGTCCTGATTTCGACCCTGCTCTTGTAAGGCCTTCACTTGCTCATAGAGCGCCACGGTCATAAAGTCGATTTTCTCGTTCAACTCGGCCGCGTACTTGACTGGGTCCTCTGCCAGTTTGGCGTAGAGGGCAACCGTTTCCTCGATGGATTGTCCGGTAATCTCCTTCATCGCGACAGCGGCATTTGCTACCGCCTGCATGTTCTCTGCAGCGATCTTTCCATTGGCGCCGATGGCTACCGCAGCCTCCTCACCAACGCCTGCCGTCACCTGCAATGCATCGCTCGTGTTCTGCGCCAGCGTCACGAGCGTGAGGGTAGTGGCCGCCGCCTCATTTCGAGACAGGACCAGCGCCTTGGTATAGGCCTCCTGCTGCTTCTCAGCGTCATACCAGGCATAGACCAGGACACCGACAGCCGCCGCGGCCACGGTGTACGGATTCACCATCCCCAGCAGCGCCGACGAGACCCCCTTCAATGCCGGCTCCACGCCACCGAAGCTGTCCTTGATCTGTCCACCCTGCTGCACCAGCACGGTGAAGAACGGCATGCCGCCCTGCAAGCTGGTGAAGATGTCGGTGAACTGAGCGGGCAGCTGGCGCATGGCCTGTGCGGTCTGGCCAACGGAAATTCCGAGGTCACTAATCTGGTTCTTCACTGGCAGCGGCCGTCCGGCCTCGCTGCGCACTTCGCGCAGTTGCCGGGTCAGCACACCCAGCCCCTGACGAATGTCGGCCAGGTCCGCGCTGATGCGGACCCGCAAGTTGGCAGATGGCTCAGCCATTGGTAGGTAGCTCCTTCGGGGGATGAACAGGGTCACCGCCCGTCATCAAGGTCTGGTACTTCTGCCAGCCGGCGGCATCTGCACCGAAGGCAACACGCATGGCAAGCGCGAAGTCGACCAGCCGCAGCCGATCATCCCTAGCGGCAGCTGCGGTGAAAGCCCGCAACTGCGCAAGGGTGTAGCTGAGCACTTCGCGCCGGCCGTGTCCGCGCGCGATCAGGAACTGGACAAGGTCGGCGGTTGCGGGAGGCTGACCGCTTCCCTGAGCGCCACCACCATTCGCCTCAGCCGTAGGGCAAAAAAATCCCGATTGAGGCCCGCCACCGCCTCGAGAAGCTGGGCCACCTCGTCCAGTTTGCCTCCCGCAACCCACTTCGGATCGCGGTCGACTGCCACGGCCAGAGCCGCGCCAATCTCGGTGCTGTCCTGTTCAAGCAGGTCCAGCACCAGGGCGCCGACGTCAACCGCCGCGGAGCCGTCGGGCAGGCCGGCGATCATGGCGATGCGCCCGATCGTCGAGCGACAAGCCGCAATGAACGGCCCCAGCTGCTCGAGCCGCAATGGCCCCACGACGAGCACCTCACCGCGAAAGGGAACCGAGCGAGTGGGCGGCGTGATGGCGTCCATGTCCAGCACAGTCACTTCTCCTGCTGCCAGTAGAAGTAGGCCGACTTGTCAGGGCCCGTCGCCTTGGCCACGTCCTTCACCAGCTTGCCCGGCACACTGCCCGAGCCAAACTCGGTACCGATCATGCCCATGCTCTCGATGACGCCGCCGGTGACCTTGTGGCACACCAAGCGCACCATCTTGCCGCCGCGCGCTTCATTGGCGCCAATGAACTGCATCTCGTAGTACTTCTGGCTGGTAATGGCCGCCTCGACCTGCCCCAGCGCGGCATGCTTGAAGGTCACCTTGACGTTGGGCGCACCCGCCACCGGTGCCGGGATGGCCGAGCCCGCGGGGATGAAGAGCATTCCGCGCTCGAGCCGGTAGTCCTTCCCGGCCTGGTAGGCCGTGGACCCGGTCGAGGGCTTCACATCGGTGATTTCACTGGCAATGCGCGACAGCGGCACATACGCGCCAACCACGGCAGTGGCCACCTCATCGGTCACGGTGGCCGCTGCCACATCAGTCGACTTGCCACGCGTCACGCGTGCGAAGTTGGCTGCATTGAAGTCGTGGAACGTGTAGCTCAGGTTGTAGCCGGTGACGCGGTCCACGCTGTTGGCGACGCCACCGCCCGGGTTCTGATAGTCGGCCAGCTCGACCGTAGTGGACTGCGGCGCGACCGCGAATGCGGACACGTTTCCGACCTCCTCGAACGGCAGGCCGCTGTTCCACTCGCGGATGAGGACGATGCCGCTGCCCAGGTAGCTGTAATCTTCGGCCATGATGGCTCTCCAGTTGGGATGCCGCTGTGCGGCGGGTTATTTCTTCGGGATGTTGGTCTGGTAGGTGATCAGGACTCCCACCCAGCCCGCGCCAGCTTTCTCCGGCATCAGGGGCTCCATGCCGACATAGACCGGCACTTGGATACCCTCGGCGTAGTTGCGAGCCGTCTCGCGGCTCTCCAGCGCGGCCTCGACATCGCTGACCAGGTCATCGAGCCCCGCCTGGTAGTCCTCGATCTGCGACGGCACTCGGGCGATCACGCTGACGGTCGTCAGCCGGTGAGTACTGACCTTCGCCGGGTCCGTCGCCCGCTGTTGCTTCTCGATGACAGCAGTGAGCACGGCCGTCGTGTCCTGGTCACCGGGCGTCGGCTCCAGCGTCCAGCCAGTGCCAGCGTCGGTGAGGTAGCCGTTCGCCTTGCTGATCTGCTGCAAGGTGACGCCCATTGCTTCCAGCAGTTGCCGGCGGGGGCTAGGCATTGGCCACCTCCCACTGTGCAGTGGAAGCGTCAGCACGGAGCGGCTGCACCAGCTTCAACCTTCGACCGCTGCCGTCGATACGGACCACAGCGCCTTTGCGGGGCGTGACCTCGCTCAGTTGCAAGGTGATGCGATCGAACGTGACCGGTACCGGGCCGGCGTCGACTTCGCCGAACTGCTGCACGCTTTCGTCCAACAGCACGGTGCAAGGAGTCTCCGTTCCATCGTCGGCGATGAAATGAGCGGCATCGGCAACGCCTGCGGCTCCAAATGCCTTGAACGCCAGGGCGTCGAAACGCTGCATGAATTCCTTCTGATTCAAGGCAATGGCCTCGCTGTTTCCATCGCCTTATCCAACTCGCGCTTCAGGTAGAACGGCATCAGCCGCTTCCACGTGTCTTCAGCCATGCCGAAAATGTCGTAGCGCTGTTGGTAGGCGGCGGTGTTAGTGAAGATGAAGATCGAGCGCACGGCCGAACCCCAGCCAGTGCTGATCCGCTCGTAGACGCCAGGCCGGAGGCGACCACGACGCTTGATGATCACGAAGTACTCGCCACCGGTGGGCGCGCGCGTCCTGCGCCGTTTGGCGCTCGTCTCGGTCTGGTTCTGGTGCTTGTCCCGCTGGGCACCCAGCTGCGACAGGATCTTGGTGACCTGGCCGGCGGGCACGTTGCCATACTGGTTTGGCCGGGCGCCACGGCCCATCACCGCGAACTGGCTCGGAGACAGCAGTCCCCTTCCCTGCAGCAACCGTTCGAAACCCTTGCGCCTACGCTGGCCACCCTCGACCTCCGTCAGCAGATACTTCGCCGGCGGCGTGCCCTTGAAGGCCTCGTCCCTGATGTAGATCTCGGCGTACGGCTTGTCCTTTGTGGCCTTGCGATAGAGCGCCGCGTTGGTGGTCAACGGGGTCGGGCGATCGAACACCCGCCCCGCCTGCACCTTCCACCGCTCCCGGATCTCGTAGGCAACTTTGTTGGCCGCCTGTGAGGCTGCGTAGGGCAGCTGCGACTTCTCCAGGTCGCTCAGCTGACGCCCGAGCGCGTTGTCGGGGTCGACCCCGATCCTGATCTGGGCCATACAACCTCCTGCCAGGCCCGCCGAAGCGGGCCAGGCACTGCTGGCTTACTTCGCGCCCGCCTTCAGGCGGATCACTGCATCCGGTCGGGTGTTGATGTTCAACGGGTTGGACTGGCTTTCCAGCTGGATGCCCTTGTTCATGCGCATCGGGGCGGTCTTGGTGTAATACGGCAGGCCGATGCCGCGCACCGTTTCCAGGTAGTCCGCCGGCGCGAAGCGGGTCAGGAACATGTCCGGCACGCCCAGCGGGAATGCGATGGCTTCGCCGTCGGCCAGAGCCAGATCGCCGCCGGTGTTGCCCTGCAGCTCTTCGAAGGTGATATCGCCAAACACGAAGCCCTTGCGGACGTCATCGCGCAGCGCGGCACCATCCTGCCAGCGCTCGTAGGCCTTCTGCACTTCCGGATGGTCGGTCAGGGCGTCGAAGAAGCCGGCGCTGCAGAACACGTGGATGCCGGTGTACGGGATTCCGCCCAGCTTTTCCTCGATCGCGCGCTTGATGGCCATGCACTTGGCGCGGACCTTGGTGGCGTCCTTGTTCAGCTCCATGCCGATGACGGACTGGGCGACACCGAATTCTTCATAGAAGTCGATGATGACCGAGCCGTCGGCATCGAGCAGCTTGCCCTGCAGCGCGCCCATGCGGTGGTACTCGATGGTGAAGTCCAGGTCACGCTTGTGCACCACCTGCAGCGCGTTGACCACGGCGGCAACGTTGTTGCCTTCCGGGTCGGCCGGGTCGTAGACACCCAGCAGCTGGTCGGCCATGACCGTCGAATTCTGCGGCAGGTGTGTGGTTTCCAGCAGCTTCACCTTGCCACGCTCCAGGCCCTTGGGCTGACCGGGCGCACCACGCGGCACGTTGGGGACCAGCACCAGCTTGGTGCCGTTGATGCCCACCTTGACGATGGTGGTGCCGACCAAGCCCTGTTCCTGGAACAGGCGCATATCGGCGAGGCGGGTGGAAATGCGCGGCAGATTGTTGATGTAGGCGTTCAGGGCATCGAAGCTCAGCACGCCCAGCGCCAGGAGGGTCTGCAGATCCATGGTGATTGTTCTCTCGATAGGGGATACGAAAAGGCCCCGCCGAAGCGGGGCCAAGGGTCAACGGGTGAAAGGGGCGCTGCTAGGCGGTCAGCCGCCAGCAGCAGCGGAAATGGTGATGGTCCCGGTGGTGGCTTCACCCAGGTCGGCTGCAGTCACCTTGAGGGTGTAGTCGCCGGCGGCGCTGAGCGTCGCTGCGTCCCAGGTGATAACACCACCTACGGCGGCCTTCGCGCCGCCGCCAGCCAGAGTGCCGGTGCCGGTGGCCTTGGCCAGGGTGGCGCTGACGGTGCTGCCGGAGACCAGGGCTCCGAACACGTCCTTGACGTGCGCCACGATCGGGCCGAGCGCTTCACCAGCCGTACCGGTCAGCGGTGCAGACACGAAGACCAGGTGATCGGCCGCGTTCGACGCGATCGGCTTCTGGGTCCAGCGGGTGATGATTCCCGACTCGGCCAGGCTCAGCGCGGCCAGCAACTTCTGATCGTCGGTAACGCCGTCAGCCCAGACCAGCTTTTCGCCAAAGACCTCTGCATCGCGTGCGATCGCTGCGCCCTTCACCGGCAGCTCGCCAGCGTTCGCACCGGTATCCACCGGGCCGTAGAGCACCTTCACTGCATCGGCACCGTTGGCGGCCACGGTATTGTCGGCCTTGAGCAGGGTGCCGGCGGCCAGCATGCCCTGCCCGGCCGGCAGACGGATCAGTTCGCGGCTGCGCTCGCCGCCTGCTTCGGACAGCAGGAATTCGCCGGTGCGGGTGCCGGCCAGAGAGATTTCCATCGTCAGTTACCTCGGTTTTTGTAGATGTTGTTGGGGTTCAGCTGCGCCTTCATTTCGGCGGCTCGTTGATCGGCCTTGGAGGCCGGGTGTGCGGTGACGACCTGAGTACTCCGGCCCTCTTCCGCCTTCATCGACAACAGCTGTGCACGCACCGTGTCGAGGTCGGTGTTCTTCTCGATGAAGCTGGCTGCCAGGGTTTCATCGCCACGCAGTGCCGCTGCACAGGCGTCCTGCACTGCGGTCGCGTACTCGATGGCGCTGGCAGCCGGTTCACCCTCCTGCAGCGGGCGCCGCAGCACGGCCACCGCGAGCGCCGGCGGCAGCTCGCTGGATGCGATCGCAACTGCCAACGCAGCTGCCGGGTTCTCCACGACTGCTGCAGGCGGTGCGGGTGCGGCCTCGGGCA